ACGGAGCCACTGCTGGAAGCTCTCAGTGCCCTCAAAACCGACGCGACATGGATTACCATGGACTGCGACAACACTCCTCTTGCAGGCCCACAGACGGTGGCTCCTCCAACGCTTACCGAGCTTGAGGAACTGTTAGGACTGCTGTAAATCCAACGGCAAATTTTTAGAATAAACTATCACAAAGGAAAACACATGGCTTTCACTAATGAACCTCTTACTCCACTACAAATTGCTTGCTTACGCAAAGCATGGGCTCTCGTGATGGGGAAGAAGTAGTGGCTTGGGAACGTGGTCCAATGTCAGACGAAAACAAACAAGCGATTAAAGATGGCTGGGCTCGACGTAAAGCAGGAGCCCCAACGAAGAAGGAACGTCGCGCAACAGTGAAGGCAACCAATGCAGCCTTTCCGCCGCTGACAAAGCTTGGTAATATCAGGAAGCTGCACTCGGTTCATCGCTACAGTGGAGACGGCAGCGGCTATCTTACATTCGCTGAGGTTGGTGCAGCATGTAATGTGAGCAGCAATGCAGTCAATGTTATATATCTCAGATCAGTCAGAAAGATTGCTGAAGAAGTTTTGCAACTAATAACGGCGCCTGGGCTGGCTGTTGATGCAACAGCAGTTGAAGCCCTCATCATTCTTCCCGAGTTTGAAGAATGTATTCGTGAAGAACTTGAACGACTTTACTCTATGCAATCCAACGTGGTCCAATAGGATCATCGGCTGGGGGGATGAAAGTTGGAACAAACGCGCCTATCATATTGCAATCTGTGCAACGAAGCCTGCATCCTTGCAGATCCATGGCATGATGATACACTGCGCATCATTGCTGGAGAAGGTGCGTCCACTCTTGATCCACTCCCTCAGGACTGATGATTTGTAGACGTAAGCCCAGCATGTGCTTCGATCGATGAAGACAACAACATCACTCTTACCGGTGCTCCAACCGATGGGACGGCCTGCTTTGGTTGTGACCTCAACACAGACAGTGTCATAGTGCTTGCCCCAAGCTGAGACACCAGCATTGCTCTTTACTTCAACACGCTTACCACGAAAGATCATATCGTAACCATCAAAGAATCTTTCAGGATCATTTGCTATCCACTGAGCATCAGGATCTGCTTCACACATAATGCTGAAGAGACGACCTTCGAACTCTTTACCAACCTGAAGAGCACGCTTTCCATCTGCTGTATTCCAATCTGCTGTTGACATTTTCCACTCCATCAAAGTTAAGTATGGAGCAAGTGTCAAAGTAATCAAAGTATTTGCAAATAATTGTACAAACTTTCGGCGGCAGCTATAATTAAAATGTGTGAGGCAATCATGACGGCTGAACGTGATATCATCTTCATCATCCTGTTCTGGATAGTGGCGCTATGGAGTGGAGGAGTCTTCGCATGAATGATTGGAGCAATGACAACCTCGCACCTGGAGACCTTGTCCATGTATACAACAGACCGGGGGCTCGCCCCTCACCACAGACAGGGATAGTGATCTCACTCAACAAGCCATCGGTTGGCAGCCTGCAGATCTACGATGCTCAGGTCCTGATAGAGGAGAGCGTCGTCAACGTCTACCGACATGACATGTACCGCATCACAGATGACGGCATTGCCAATTTCGTAGCCCCCTCAGCACTCAGCGGCCCGCACGGGACACTCAGCCCACAGCCCTCAGCCCACAGCACTCCCAAATAAATGCACACTCACACAAAATACTTGAATAAATTGATGCTCGCCGCCATACCTATTTTTACACCAGGTTTTGAATAACTTATGAGTAGGTTATGAGTAAGTATGCCCCCGCCCTCAAAGCTGTCCGCAAGCGTGATGCTGATGCTCTTTGCTGGGCACTCATCGAGGCAGCCCTGACTGACCTTGACAACGGTGCTCCTCCAGAACTTGGTAAATCGGTTATCATCGAGCTTATCAAGACTGTGAGCTCAGGTGTGCGGCAGACCGGGCTTGCTGCTGCGTATACTGCCCAAGGAGACACTGTCACCAAGCGCGCTGAGATGTTGGATGAAATGAAGTCTTGGACAAAGACACTATGAATGTGCAGGCAATCCTTGCTGATCCGCTCGAGTTTTGTGGGCGCCTGCGTATCATTGACAAGCGTGGCCGGAGTGTGGCATTCAGGCCCAATGCTGAGCAGATGCAGATCATTGAAGCCCTCGCTGCTGGGGATGACACACTGGTCCTGAAGCCACGCCAGATTGGTGCTACGACTGCCGCTGCTGCCTTCTTCTTCTGGCGGATTTACACCTCAGCCGACTCGCTAACACATGTCATCCTTTCCCACAAAGCAGCAAGCAGCAAGCATATCTTTCAGATGTTCCTGCGCTTCTACGATGGCTTGCCCCGACCACTGCAGCGCCGCTTGTCAGTCCGAACAGCAACCGAGATTCGATTCGCTGATAGCGGGGCAGGTGTCAGTGCACTGTCGGCTGGCGGTGATGGCGGTCTACGCAGCTTTACAGCTTCCTCTATCCATATCAGCGAGTTTGCATTCACACCTGATGCTGATGAGCTCAAGGCCACAGCCATTGCAGCCCTCAACGGTGGTCAGCTCCTCATTGAGAGCACGGCAAACTTCTTTGGTGATCCACTACACCGCGAGATTGGGCTATGGGATGCTGGTATTGTAGACTGGAACTTCCTATTTTTCAAGTGGACAGACCACGCCGAGTACAGCACACCGCCAGGCCCAGACTTTGAAGCTGATCCTGACAGCACGCTTACACCAGGACAGCAGTGCTGGGGGGGCAAGATGAGCGGGCAGCTGGGGGAGACGAAGTTCCGGCGTGAGTATCCACTGTCGGTCGATGATGCTTACTCCCAGAATGATGGCGCTTGGATGGGGGCTGAGACTCTCCGAGACCTGGAAATCCTACAGCTGGAGCCTGCTGGTGGACAGATAGAGAGAGTGCAAGCCGCTGCGAAGTATACCATTGGAGTCGATGCTGGCGCTGGGACAGGTGGTGATCCATCAGTGCTTGTTGTGATCCACTGCAGCAGCGGTCAGGTAGTTGAGATCCGCCGATCACGCACTGAAGCACCTGTTGAATGGGCAGAGACTGTTGCTGCTGCAAGTGCAAAGTGGAATGGCGCCAAGGTGCTTGTTGAAAGCAACGGCACATGGGGAGGTATCATTGTCAATGAGCTCCAGCATGCTCGCGTGCCACAGTGGACAGATGCCGCTGGGAAATACTGGACAACGAATGCACACAACAAGCCCATGATGCTTGATTACCTGAAGGACAGCATTCTCCGGGGGCGCATCCTCCAGCTTGACAGCCACACTGTCGGTGAGCTCAGAGCTTTCATACTCAATGACCGTGGTGTACCTGAATGTCCACGCTCACCGCTACATCACGGGGACTCGGTGATTGCACTGGCACTGGCTCTACAGTGTGCACTCTCTGTCAAGGTTGATACTGTTCCCTTTATCCCACAGTGGATCAAGGACAGGAAGGCAGCCCATCACAGACGAGAGGGCGGCAAGACCGAGCACCGTCGCTATTAGTGAAGACTCTCAAAATATTTTACAAAGAAGTCGTTGGGCGTTATATATAGTATCGAGGGCGTTGTATGCTGACTGGCATCTATCAAATTGTTTGTAAGACTACAGGCAAGCGCTACATAGGAAGCACGTGGGCAAAAGGCGGCTTTCATAGCAGATGGGCTCGACATCTAGAAGACCTACAGATTGGTAAGCATTCCTCTCCACATTTTCAGAATGCATGGAACAAGTATGGCGCTAACAACTTTCACTGGGGAATTTTGAATATTATCGAAGGGAAAGCTGAGTGTCTGAAGATGGAGCAGATCTACTTTGACACCTGTGAAAGAGAGACACTATTCAATGCAAAGTTATTTGCAGTTGGTGGAAATGGTGGTGCTAACAAAGGCAAACCTTCTGCTAACAAAGGCAAACCTTCTCCTAACAAAGGTAAGAAGCTTGCACCTCGATCTCAACTTCACAAAGATAACCTTCGCGCAAGCAAGATAGGCGTTTCTCAATCTCAAGCACACATTGCAGCTTCTATTGAAGGTAATCGTATTGCTCGAGAAAAACGAAAGCAAAAGGAAAATAACTGATGGCCCGCACAGAACGCGATCGCATCCACTTTATCAGAGCATCACTACAATCCCACACACAGTTTTGGGACCAGCAACGGTCGCTGATGAGAAAATATCGGAATGCGTATATGACTCGCTTCTACTCAGATGGCGTGTCAATTGATGACAGCACTCTTCGCGTTGAAACTGCTGATGGATATGCAGCAATTGAAAGCGTCATGGGCAGTCTCTTCAGTAAATATCCAAGCGTGGAGTTTGGTCCTGACATCACTGGTGCTGGTGACCTTGAACTCACCAAGACGCTGGCTAATGAGTGGCTGAAGTCAGTCCGCACACAGATTGAAGCTGCCTCACGGATGGCACTCATCTACACGCATTCATTCTTCAAGCTTGCTCCCAGGGAAAGCAACACATTGACAAGCAAGATTGCACTCCGTGCGATTCCCCCTTGGCAGGTTGTCCTTGACCGTGATGCGTCTGCATTCGAGGACAGTCGCTTTGTTGGGCATGTCTACTACATCTCAGTCGATGAAGCCACAAAGCGCTTTGGTCCCAAGAAGTGGATTGGTGCTCCTCAGCGTGACTACTTCACTGACTGGGAACGCAACACCGACAGGAACAGCCGGGCTTACGGTGACAGCGGTGGAGCCGGCGAACTACCTAATGAGTTCCTTTACATTGAGCTTGTTGAGATGTATGACTTCCTCAATGATGAGCTCCTCTTCTGGAGTTCACACTACAAGAACGGTGAGGAGCTCATTGACCGTGCCCCCATCCCCGTCAGCACCTTTGATGGCCGCGCACTGAGCAACATCGTTCCCTACTTCTTCAGCCGCACACCTGACAGACCGATGGAAGGTTACTCAGCAATGTCACGGCTCTATGACCAGATCTTCGAGAAGAATATCCTTCGCACCTTCTGGGCCAACGCCGTCCGCCGTGACAGCCGCCAGTTTATCTACAAGGAGGGCGCTTTCGATGAGGAAGCCCTTGCCAAGATTACAAGCGGCATTGATGGTGCCATGATTCCTGTTGATGCTGACAGCATTGGTGGTCTCATCGATGTTGTCCCAGTCGTTCCACTCTCCAGCAACCACGGCAACTACCTCAACTACATCGAGCAGGATCTGGCAAAGGCTTCACTCACCGCTGGCTTTACACGTGGTGAGGCCAGCAAAGCAACAGCGACTGAGGTCAGCGCTCTCATGCAGTACACGGCAAGCGAGCTTGGTAAGATGGCTCGCGACCGTGATGGTGCCATTGAAGCTGCGGTCCTGCTCTACATCCGTATGCTGCTGCCACTTATCGAGGACAGTGACAAGTTTGTTGTTGCCACTCCAGATGGTGCCAAGGTGGTAAGCACTGAAAAGCTTGATGCCAACTGGTCCATCTATATCACTGACGGTGGTGGGACTCCAATGAGTGAGATCCTGCAGAAGCAGCAGCTGATGCAGCTTGCTCCCATCCTGCCTTCACTTGGTGTGCCACTGAAAGTTATCAAGGAGGAGATCATTCGTGTCTTCGGTCTTCCTGAAAGCTTCCTGGTTGAAGCTGAAGCCCCTGCCGCTCCTGCAGTTGAAGCGACTGCTCTCCCATCAGAAGCCCCCGCCTCGGCCCCAACTAACATCGGTGGTGTCTAATGCCGCTTCGTGACTTCCATTGCCCACAGGACGGAACATTTGAGGACCTTGTGAAGTATGACGTGACAAGCATGCCGTGTCCAAAGTGCAGTCAACTGTCTAAGGTTCTCCTTTCAGCGCCTGCTCGGACTGGTACTCTCTGGAATGCTGGCTGGAATGCAGGTCTCAGCAACAACGGCTTCTACTCCTATTCAGCCGGTCGGCAAGTATCTTCCAAGCGTGAAGAAGAGACCATCATGAACAGTCGCGGCTTCATCAATGAGAAAGATTTAGGTGGCGACAGCTTCTACGATCAGTACATGAATGATGCGAAGGCTGACCGTGATAAGTTGGATGCTACGGCTGCAGCTTATCGTGGTAACCTGAAGGCTTTTGGAGGGGACAAAGTCCGAGCTGTTTCGGAAACATTCCCAGCACATGAGATGTTAGAGCAAGCAGCTGCCCATGATGCTGCGGAGAACGGATGATCACTATTACTATTGGAGACAAAATGACACCTATGGAAAGCGCAGACCTTGAGAAGATGAAAGAGACTGTGATGCGCCGCACTGGCGATGTTGAAGAGATTGAGGATGAGAACTACGCTGCTGCTTCTCCGAAGGGCCGCTTCACTCCCAAGGGACTCAATGTTCTTGTTGATGCAAGCAACAAGCTTGCTCCTCTCTTTGGTATGGATGACAAGTATCCCAAGTTCACTGGCATTGAGACGGTAACAACTCTGCCCCCTGAGTTTGTTCGTCTCCTCAGCATGTTTGCCAAAGCAATCAGCGATGCAGTTGAAGCTGACATCCTGCCCCCAGATGCGGAAGTTGATCTAATGACAGTCACAGATGACAGTGGTCTGCAGTCCTTAGCTGGTCGTATTGGCATGGCTGCTGCTTCTCCCAAGATGAAGAAGTTCCTCATGCGCAAAGTGATGAAGACTGGTGCTGAAGAGATGACTGAGGAGGAGAGCCCGGAAGAAGCCGCTCCTCTTGATACTGATAAATTATTCAAAGGAAGAATGTAAATATGGAAGCTGACACTACGCCCCTTGTTGAAGCAACGGGCACTGTTGATCGTCTTGACGTTGCCGATGATGTTGATATGTCTCTTGATGAGCTTGTTGGGGAAGAATACAACGACCATCCCGATCTGAAGGGCGGCCACAAGGGCTTGCCCGATTACAAGAAGATCCTTGAGCACCTCCCAGAGAATGGGCGAAAGCTTCTTGGTAACTTACGCGCAAGCTACACCACAAAGACACAGGAGATTGCCGAGCTAAAGGCACAACTTGCTGAGGAGCGAGCCCAACTGCAGCGTGACCGTGAGATCATGACAAGTTCAGAGTTTGCAAAGAATGTTGCAACTCGTGCAGCTGCTCCCCTGGTTCATGATGCTTGGTCAGATGAGGGACTGGAAGAGCGGATCAACCAACGGGCTGCAAAGCAGATGCAGGAGCTCCTTGCTCCCCTCCAGGAAGACCTTGCTTCAGCCCAACGGACAGCCTCACTTGAAACTTTCAAGGCAAAGAATCCTGACCTTGTATCCGATGCCATCCGTATGCCAGTTGCAAGGCTCCTGATGGAACGCCCTGAGCTCCGTCTTGAGGACGCTTACCATATCGTAAAGGGCCAGCTTTCCTCATTGGCTCTTGCTTCAGGCCGGGCTGCTGCAAAGGAGACGCTGCTGAAGACAAGCACTGGCACCGCTGTTCGTGGTGGTGAAGCTCCAAAGTTCAAAGACGCTTACCAGGCTTTTCTCTGGCACAAAGCAAATGGCGCAAAATAATTTGACAATTTTCAAAAATAAGATATATATAGTTTTTAGAGGGGCAACTTTTCCCGCCCAGCTGCAGAAATCCGAAAGGACACTTTTGCAACTAACTGTGGAAAGCACACCGCCACCGGCGATAAGTGAAAGTCGTTCCAGTATTCAAATCGTTCAAACATTAAGAGGGCAATAATGCCGATATCTAATGAGCTACTCAGCTCCACTCTATTTTCAATCCGCGATGGTGAGGTCGACGAACTCTTCCAGCGTGTGCCTTTCCTTGACTTCGCCAAGCGTCTCGGTGGTATCGAGTACGAAGACGGCGGCATCAAGATTCAGCGTCCCCTCGCTGTCAGCAACCACTCGACCATAACTCAGCTTGCTACTGGTTACGAGCCTGTCTCCCTGGCAGTGCAGGATGTCATGCAGCCCGCTCTCTATGAGTGGTCTGACTTCGTGGCTCCTATCGTTATCACCAAGAAAGAAGAGCTCGAGAACTCCGGTGAGAAGGCTGTCGTCAAGATTGTCGAAGCTCGTATGCGCAACGTCATGGGACTCCTCCGCCGTGAGATCAACCGTCAGCTTGTTGCTGGTGACTCCGCTGTTCTGACCTCCCTCGGGACTCTCAACGGTGTTGCTACCACCACGGGCTTCCTGGAGCAGGGCGCTCCTACCGCCGCTGGTCAGACCAACCTCGTGGGCGGTCTCGCTCGCTCCCTGGTTCCTGACGGCAACGGTCTCTTCAACCGCATCTTCAATGCGAACAACGTCTTCGGTACCGATGGTATCAGAGGCATGCACCAGATTGCTGCTGAGACTTCGGCCCGCGCCCCTATGGGCGATGTGAAGCTTGTCCTCGCCTCCGAGGCTGGATACGCCAACTACCGTCGCGCTCTCTTCGCTCAGGAGCGTTACATCGATGAGAAGCAGCTGAATGCAGGCTTCATGTCCCTCGCCTTCGGCAACGCCGCAGTCGTTCAGGATGTGTTCATGCCTACCAACGCCGGCACCGGTGCCAACCTCCAGGCCACCATGTACTTCATCAACTTCGACGGCATCAAGCTTGTCATGCACTCCGATGGCGACCTCGCGGTCAGCCCCTTTGAGTACATCCCCGGCACGACCGCTCGTTCCGCTCAGATCTACTGGAAAGGCCAGCTCATCGCTGACAACCTCGCCAGCTGCGCGCTTCTCTTCAACGGCGAGGGCTTCTAAATCATGGCAACTACCTCTATCATCAACTATCTCGAAACCACCGGCAAGTCGGTTACCACTGGTGCCGATACTCAGCTGGGCACCAGCCCTCTCAACCGTCTGCAGACTGAGACTTTCCTTTGTGAGACTGCCATCACCGCGGGCCAGCTCGTTGCGGTCAACGTCGTCAAGATGTCTACCGACGCAAGCGGTGGTCTTACTGCCGTAACCGTCATCACTGCTGACTTCAACGCTGCCACCGTGCAGAAGATTGTGGTTGGTGTTGCTGCCGAGTCTGTGACTGGTACTGCTACCTCACCTCAGCCTGTCAAGGTTATCGTTCGTGGTCCTGCCACTGCGGTTCCTCTTGCCACTGTTGGTTGCGCAGTCGGCGATCCGGTGGTGCTTGACACCGCTGGTGGCACCGGTGCTTGCATGGTTAACACCGCCGCAAACATTGGTCACGTGATTGGCTACGCTCTTGAGACAATAGCCGCAGCCGGTCCTCTCAAGATCTACGTCCTCAGCAACGGCATCTAACAATAGAAAGCCAGACAGCCTGGTAAGTGTGTCGCCTCTAGATTATTTTCTAGGGGCGGCACCTTTTTGTATCAAGATCCCAATTGAGAGTATACTTAAAGAAGGCAGGGCACCGCATGAATTTAACTGAGATCAGAAACAAGATCAAGTCGATCACAGATTATTCTCCAGAACTTGCAGTCTACAATGAGCAGCTTGACATACTTGTCAATGATGCTTACAATGCAATCTGGACGGAGAAGCGGTGGAAGTGGGCGCAGAAGACAATCTTCATGGACATCTGGCCCGATGTTGTAGCAGCCCAGCCCAACGGTACAACAGTCAATGTGACCGCTACAAACAACCGACGCGCTATAACGTTCGCCGCCGCCGTCTACGCGCTCGCCTCCTATCCCTATCAGTGGGAAGGTCAGATCATTGAGATCAATGGTCGAGACTACTTCATAGATCAAGTGCTTTCTTCCACTTCGATTCGCCTTCGTGAGCCTTATCGTGGTACAACTTCTCCTGCTGGTGGTGACTCTGCTTGGAAAATGAAGCACCGCTTCTATGACCTCCCGGCTGATGCCATCGAGCTGCTTGGGCTCATTCACAAGGACACTCCTGCTGTTGGAAAGATTCCTCCGTATGGTGCAGTTCGTGGTATCACTGCAAGAAAAGAAGAAGACATGAACCTCCGCGAGGATTTCACCAACTTCTACAGTGAATGCTACATTCCATATGGGACAAGCAATGTTCCTCCTGCAGAGACTTTTACATTTGAGACGGTCGGTATCGTTGGAACGATTCCTAACGGCACTTTCCTCGAAGTTTGCTGGGCATTTGAGACGGATGGCGGTAAGAAAGTTGGCGCGCTTTCTGAGTCAAAGGTAACAAGCATCACGGTTGGCGGACCTGGTGGAATACAGATCAGCTTCAGGACATTTGACAATGTAGCCCTTGCTGCTCCTGGTTATGTTGATGGTGTTGACCAGACAATGAATCAGTTTGAAGGACTTCGCAAGCGCCTCTACTTCAACCAGAATTTCAACAGAGCAACTGGTGTGCGCCTTGCTGGTCTTCCAGTCTGGAGAGAAATAACTCTTGGAACAACCGCTGTGGTACCTGGTATGCCTGGGCTCAGCACCGCTGAAGATCCGGTACGTGTGCTGGATACTGCATCAACATACACCATTGCAAGTCTTGCTCAGGTGAGTCCTGGAAACAAGCGCTACATCGACTACGACGGTCTGCATCTTCGCTTCAGGCCCTATCCTCGCCCCATTGGCAGCGACTTCGTCTACCAGTACAGCGCTGGAGCTGAGGGGCCAGTTGCTATCAATGATGCTCCTGAACGTCAGTTCCGTCAGTGGGAGGTTAGATATTATCGCAAGCCCCATCGTCTTGGATTGCAGACAGACACTCCAGAATTTCCAATAGAGTTCCACGCTCTGGTCGTTTACAAAGTTCTCCACGATATCTTCTCGAAACACGACAATCTAAGTCAGGCTCAAAATTATCAAAAAAAATACAAT